CCAAATCTCTGTAGCTTAGATATTGCTTGAATGGTCTCTGCACATTCTTCTGCTAAAATAACTAAGGCTTCTTGCATCCTAATACATAATCATTTTTGTCCATAGCATCATCTAAGATAGAACGAAGGATATCGCCAGTTGCTTTATTGAAAGCAACTTCTCCATGTGGATCGTCTCCTAGATAATCTATAACTTCGTAATCAAAATCGATTGACTGGGTGGTATCGTTTAACTTGATAGATTCATATTTATATACTACCCCGTGATACTTACCGCCAGTTAATCTAACAAACCAATGCTCTTGGTCAATATCCTTTTCGACAAAGGACCACTTATCAAATGCTGCTTCAGTCATTCTAGCGGCACCGCTTACTGCCAGGAGTGCGCTTACATCTGTATGTTCCGTGGCTCATTCTTTTCTTACTGATCTTATTACCATTATTGTCTTTCTTAAATGTGACACCTGGTATCATTGACTTGCTCATATTATCTCCTTCCCATTGTAAAAATACTTCTTAAGGTCTTTCCTCTTCCGATATTTGAATACATGCTTCTAACATGATCTTTACTTTCTGCTCTTATTATTTTAATAGCCCCGCTTTTAAAATACACAACAAACCGTTGATACATTAGCGATCCGATTCTTTAAGAATCGCCTTTAATTGTCCATTTAGTTTGTTGAATTTAAATTCCCATTCATCGGATTCTTTTTTATATATTTCCGAAAGGGTTTTATATTCATTTTTATTATTAAAATTATTAATAATTTCTTTTACTTTGTTTATCATTATACTTTAAAGTCCTCATATGCTGTTGGTGGTGTGTCGTTAACCAAAGTCTGAGCTCCAATCTCGACATCATATAATCTCATCTTTGGTCGGTCAATCCCTAAAATGAATTTCTTATTTTTACCAGTAGGATCATTATATCTATTCTTCAATTGTTTAATCATAATCTGATTAAGGTTTTCCAACTCTTCATTTGAAATTAAAGCAAACATAAGATCAGCCGTAGCTGGTAAGCCAAATGATTCCGAGGTATCTTCCAGTCCTACATCAGAAGAATTGAACCCTCCTCTAGTAACTTGTGTTGCTGTTAAAATTGGTAGATTGTTTTCCACTGCTAATCCCCTTAGCTCTTCAGCAATTGCCTTAACATAGGTGTAGCTATTAACAGATCCACCCATTCCCTTTACCCTTGATGATGAACATATATTCAGGTAGTCAATACAAATAAGATCTGGCTTGAAGTTCTTCTTGATCTTCAACTCATTAAGTAATGCCCTAAAGTGCGTAGAATTTGCTGCACCTGTTGGGTACTCCTTAACAATTAATTTACCAGCACCTCGTTGTCTGATGCCATCCATCCTAGAATCAAAGTCCGCCTTAGATATTTTAGATAGATCATCCAGTGGTATATTCATTAAGTTAGCATCAATGCGTTCAGCAATTCTCTCCTCACTCATTTCCATAGTAATATATAGAACGTTCTTCATTTGAGTAAGAGCACCGGCAGCTACATGACACATAAACAGAGATTTACCAACTCCTGTCCCTGCCAGGGCTACATTCAATGTCTTATTAACTAATCCGCCTTTGGTTATCTCATTGAACATCTCTAAATCAAATGGAAGATGTTCCTCATCTCTATGGTAGAATTCATATCTACTATCCGAGTTATCGATATAATCATGGCCAACATTAGTATCGAATGATACACCTAAGGCATCTCTTAGCAATTCAGGTAATGCATTCTTAGTTAACTGATCATGTTTACCATCTATTATATCTATGGATTCCATTATGGCAAGGAATATTGATCTATCCTGACACCACTTCTCGGTCTGTTCTAGTAGCCATTCGACATTGGTATCTTCAACCACTGTATCTAAATCATTAACAATAGAGAATACTTCAGCGATCTGTTCTGATGGTATCTTAGAATTCTTCTGCAATTCAATTGATAGTGCTTCACCATTAGGCAGCTTGCCATACTTGTTAACAAATTCTACCACCTCATTGAAGACAATCTTATATGGACCTTCAAAGTATTTTGGTAGAAGGTGTGGGATTACCTTACGGGTATATCCTTCATCTTGAACTAGGTTACGTAATATTAATGTTTCTAATTTCATTGTTCGATATTATCTTCGTATTTAATCATCTCCGCATGGCCAACTTCATATTTGTCTTTAAGAAATTGCTTAAAGGCGGGGTTGTTAAGGATAGAAACCCAGAACTCCCCGTCTAAAGCCTTAGCCCTTAACTTGGTATCATCGATTTCTCCAGTCTCCGGATCACATTTAGAATACCAACCCATCGTAGGCTTAACAACAAAGCCTCCTTCAATTGCAGCATCTAATAAACCTGTGTACTTATCGATGCCACCTGCCCAAGTAACTTGAACAGGGATCTTAGATTTCTCTTTAACAAACCGTGACTTCTCTACGTTAATAATGAAGTTATAACCAGTGACCTCCTTACCTTCTTTCTCTTGGCGGCGGCCGATGATCCATATATTATCTGCTGAGTAATAGATACCAGTACCACCAGAAACTACTGCCTTACTAAACATTTCCATTGTTTGATAGGTATGATTAACAGCTAGTAATGGTATATCTCTCATAGTTAAATACGGAGTACACATTCTAAATAAACCTTTTAATGCTTTAGCCCTTGACATATCAGCCACGGATTTCTCATTCTTTGCATCTTCCAATTCTTTCTTAGAGGCTAGGTTACCAATAGAGTCAATCATGATAACCACTTTATCATCACGTTCAATTGCCTCTAGTTGATTTACAATATCAAACTTAAGCTCTTCGACATTAGTAATTGGTGAATGCAATACTCGGGAAGTATCAATTCCAAAGCTTTCAAAATATTGTTGCGGGGAACCAAACTCTGAATCGTAAAACAGCAGGACGGCATCTTCATACTTGTCAAGGTATGCGGCGGCCATTAGTAGTCCGAACGAAGTCTTAAAGTGCTTCGACGGTCCTGCTAATACTGTTAAACCAGAAGTCAGTCCACCATCTGGATCACCAGAAAGTGCAACGTTAATCATTGGGACCGGGGTAGTCACCATATCTTTTCCCGTGAATAGTTTTGACTTTGATAGAATCGCCGTCTCTTTAATTCTACTATTCTTTTTTAATTTATCCATTATGCCCATATTAATCATTCTCCTGTATTTGTATTTGTATAAGACTATTATATCATATAACGAGACAAAAGTAAAGGCTAAATCATGAATTCTTCTAAAGAATTTCTATAATTTTCTTTGAACTTTTTATTTCTATTGTCTTGTATTAGAAAGTCTACATTTTCTTTGATAGGCAATTCGTCATTTAGCTTCATCTTAATATAAGTTACCATATCAACTGCCATTCCAATTGGCACAGATTTAGTTAGATCCTTGAAGTTTAACTTAGGATTAAGTACTTCCATCTTCTTAGGAAAACCCATTATAGTCAAGGCTTCCCTCATGTTAATAAATCTGTCTTCGGTTGGATGGGTCAAGTTCCATGTTAATGGACCGACGAATGCTGCAATATAATTTCTAGGTGTGACTACACCTTTCCTTGTTATGTTAAATCCATCATCTAGTTTTCTTTGCTTCTTATCAGCTATTTCTTTTTGCCTCTCTGGATATCCCTTTGCTTGAGTCCAGTTGCCAATGTCATAATAGTTAACCCCTTTAGATTCTATATACTTAAATACATTAACTGTATGTTCTGTAGTATTAACGAATTCTTCGTGGGTAATGCCGCCATGAATTTCTTCTAGAATATATCTATAGTAAACATCATTAGAAGGTACGGTCTTTCTTCTAGAGAATGTCCACATAGGATCAGAGTTATCTGACTTAGCATCTAAGATGGTTTGTTCTATTGACTTATACTCTCTCTCTTTTGTAAATGGCATGATAGGAATCTTACCATCTTTCCAGAAGAAATAGAATGCTCTCTTTCTAACTTGAGGCACATTGTGGTTGAGAGCAAATGTTTCATAGATGCTTAAAGCATATCCATGCTTCTTTGCTAACTCCTTCATTCTATCAACTACTGGCTTACCAAACTCAGCGGTTAGTCTCGGCCCATTCTCTCCCCAGAATACCTTTGGTTTAAATTTACCCATGACAAAATCAGCCGAGTTAATCATCCAGTCATTGTGTAAAGATTCCGCATGGGAATGATTTGACAATGAAGATAGACCAGCACAAGGACAAGTAGTAGAAAATACATCAACTTCTTTTAAGTCTTCAAGGTCATCCTTGCCTACAACTCGGTAGTCTACTTCTCCGTCATAGTATTTTAATAGATGACTATCTCTTGATTCAAATTCCGGATAGCTAAGTATATATTCTGGCCTTCCTCCGAATACCATTTCACTTGCAATGGTTGTTCCCCCTATACCAGATACTATAGTTGCGTGTGTAAACATGTAAGTTCTACTCCTGATTCTTTAAACATATCGGTTGATAGCTTACTGGAATCAATCCATCTCATTCTGACGCCTCTGTCAGCCTCAAGTACCACCACTCTTTTAATCCCAACTTGAATAATTCCCTTAGCACATTCCGAACATATTGGTAGATTGTAAACGTACATAGTAGCTCCGTCTAATGATACACCATTATATGTAGCATTAAAAATGGCATTCATTTCTCCATGAACTACGTATTCATACTTAACTTCTCTGTTATTTAATCTCTCGTCGGAATCTTCTATGCCTCTAGGGAATCCATTAAATCCTTGAGATAGAACCTGGCCCTTGGTGCCAATAACAACCACGCCTATCTTTGTTGATGGATCCTTTGACCAAGTTGATACTTCCTTGGCCAGCTTCATATATCTTAAATCGTGTTTCATTCGTCTTTAATAAAATTATATACTTTTGATAAGTGATCATTAACATGATCGTATTTGATATGCCTAAATGGCAAAGTCATACTGAATAAATTATCATAGCCATCTACAATCTTAGGATAGTTAGATTTGATTGTCTCGTAGAATTCTCTTGACTTATGTGTTTTATTAGGATCGACTATCATACTGTCTATTGATAATGTTGATGGTCTACAGTATATAACTTTCTGTCTGATAATCTTCATTAGCTTTAGCATTTTATGTTCTGGTGCTAATGGTTCTCTGCTTAATGCCTTTGAATAAACCATTTCACTTATCCAAGGTACTCGATCAATAACATTAACGGCTGATCCCTTAGATAATGTTATTAGGTAATCTACCCTTTTATGAAATTCCTTTGAGGTATACATTTTACCTCCGGTGTGAATTCGATTGCCATCAAATCTCTTAGCAATCTTTTTAGCTAAGGTTGTTTTGCCAGATCCGTCTGGTCCTTCTAATATAATAATCAACTAATTAATCTCCTAAGTGTGTATAAATCATTTTTAAAACAATGCAATGATGTTGATGAAAAGTGTATATATCCAGGCTTAGCATCTAGTCCAGCCTTCTCGATTAGCCATAGTGTTAATGCGTTTGCAAAGAATAAATCGTTATGAAGATGTCTTACAACATCACAGCTTCTCATATGATATGAACAGTGTAACTCCTTACCTCTTAACATAAAATGCCAGCCGAATGTACATGGAACTCTTTCTCCTTGTACTGCAGCCTGAATATCCTCCGGGAACCAAATAGGAATATAACATTGCCTAGTGGTTGGTTCTTTCTTAAGTAATTCAACTGCTGTATTTAAATCCCCGATGTCATATCTAATACCTTTGTGCAAGCCCTTCGACCAGATTCTTTCAGGATATGTATGAGAAAATATCTCATCTACTAAGTAATCCTCAGTTCCAGTATTCCATCTAACATGTGATGGTGGTGGATTGTGTGGGATCTCTGAAACCCTTTCGCCAAAATGCTCATCAGCCCAAGGCTGTGAAGCATTAGTAAGCTCGGATGCTTTCTCCATACTATCTGCCATAGGACACACTAGGTCTCCGTGTAAGATTTCCCAGAATACAGGGGGCTCTTCAGTGCCTTGCCAGCTATCAGTCTTAATCTCATAGCCATTTCGAAATAGATCCTGGCGAAGAAACCAAAGTCCTTCTTTTAAATCTCTACCGTTGTTTCTCTTCATATTCATTTCCTTCGTTTAGTTCATATTCATTAAAGAATGATATGTCCCCGGTCTTCTTATCGTGTTGATAGAGATAGACAATAGATGGTATATTAAAACCGTATACCCCTATTTTATATTCCAGATCCGCTAGGATAGATTCCCAGTGAGTTTTAGTATAGTCACTTACCTTAACTTCAATGGCCTCTCCATCGGGTCTCTTGACATCATAATAATTTCTTGTATCATCCTGATAACCACACTTATCAATTAAGAATAGTTCAGCGGACTGACCTTTCATACACATTGCAATAACCTGTTGGAAAGATCTATTTCGCCTAGCTGATTTATTCTTAAAGATAGGCGTGGCCTCGACCATAGCCCGAGCCTTTAGCCTTAAAGGATCTATGTCCTTAACATTGAATGTATCAGTGTAATTCATATTAGGCAGCTGCCATATCGAATGAGACTAAGAATCGGCCAGCCTGACGGCCATAGGTAACTTCAAATTCTCTCTTTAAAGTATAGATAACCGACACAGCAGTTTTCTCAGCAGCTTCTCGAGAAACTAATCCTTCGGCTTTGATAATATCTTTCATATTTAGCGGGGTAAGTTCTTCGTTAACTTCAATTGTTGTATTGGTCTTTCGATCATAAATTTCAATGTTTGAAACATTAGAAGTTAACAGACCAGAGGCGATTGCCTTATCTGTTAGCCTCATCATATAATTTGGCTTTTGTGTTCCTGTTGAAATGAATTCATCTAAGTTTACTTTTACTTTCATGGTTAGCTCCTTTGCTTTTTTATTTTATATGTCTATTATATCATAAAGTATGTCATTTGTAAAGGGTAATCTTAGAAGTTTTTTGAATAAATATATTCGATTGCCCTCTCGGCCTCTACATCAAATGGTCTATTCTTATACCACTCTCCAGTATCTCTATCAATCTCACGGCACAGTGTTACTATCTCACTAGATGTAATTGGATATTTCCTTCTGATTGCATTGCCTGCAATGTTAACCATAATACCAAACATCTTAGAATACCAGCCGGTCTCAGATATAGTTCCATAGTCTTTTAATATCTTTTGATTAACAAACGGGCAATCCTTATATGTATTCCAAGTAATGCCAGTATTAGTTAATGTAGATTTTCTATGAGCTATAATCTGATTTCTAATCGATTCCGGTAGATTATCAAGGAAAGAAGCCCCAGTCTTTTCAACATATTTATATTTACCTATCAACTCATTAGGATCCATTATCTTTCCATTGTTGGTAAAGATAAAGTTATTAGCACCATGATAGTTACCAGGAATATAATACATCCTAGACAGATCCTTTGTTTGTGGATCTCCAATATCATCAAGTTCTTTATTAAGTGCAAACCAGAAGTGTTTAATCTTATTCCCCGGGACGCTTTCTTTCAATGGGAATACCATTCGGAATTTAGGGTTCTCTAAGGATGACGAGGCTGTGCTATAACAGACGAAGTAGAAGTCGCCGTATAATTTAGCAAGTTCTTCTTTTAAGTCCCCTTTAAAGTCATGGTCATCAACGTCTACCGCAGCCCACCCAGACCATTCTATTACATTAGCATTAGCCCTTGTGCATCCCTCAACATAACTAGCAGGTGATATTAAAGTAGCAGCTCTCTTATCCTTCAATGGTTCCTTAGACAATTTATATAATAACATTTCAAACTCTCTGAAGTTATCCCAAGACATTTTCTTGGTTGTCTTATTATCATATATTGATTTAAAGATTGTGAAAGATACTGCCATATTAAATGTAGTTCACGTAAATGAATTTACCATGATTACCTAAGTGATCCGGAGCTACCCAGTCAGCAGGCTTCATTAAATCTGGTAAGCCTAATGGATTAGGACGGCCTTCTTTAATACCAATTTTCTTAGACATATTAGCCTTAAGGATTTTATCCCAGGCTTCATTAGCATCTACTTCTAATAGATCTAAGGTACCAATAGCAAATACACATATATCAATCAATGCATCTACCATCTCTTCAGCATCTGAACTCTCCAGAGCTTCTTTAAATTCATCAACCTCTTCTTGTATACAAGAGGATCTAAACTTAACAAAATCAGTTAACATACTTGTACTAAATCCATCTACTGCTTCTGTTATCCCATAGTGTTTATGCATTTCCTGCATATCTTGTGCCCAATTAGATGACATGTCCTTCCTCCCTGATTCTAGCTTTCCAGCCACCACCTCGGCGCTGTTCTTTTAATTGTAAACGTACCCACTTAAGAGTATCTTCCTTATCCCAACTTTCAATGTTAGGATTTATTGATAGAGAGCCGATTAGCATATCTATCTGTTGTTCTGTTAAATTATCTAGCGTCATATTTTTTTCCTATATTACATATTATATCATATTTCATTTCATTTGTAAAGGCTTAAACGAAGAAATCTTCCAAAGAATATTCTTCTTCTGCTGTCCATCCAATTGCCTTAAGAATTGAATCAACAGGATCCAGAAATGTTTTCTGGAATTGTAAATTAAAATCAATGAATTCGTGAAGCTTTAATTCATTAGGTAATATATCCGGGAATGCTATTACATTTTCTTTTACTGAGTTTGGAACTTTGAGATATAGGAATTTAACTTTATCTCCAGAACCAATTGAATCATATTTCTTATCCAATCCCCTAGTTCGAATTGCATTATTATAAACTAATGCCCCACGAACATGGATCGGTGTACCCTTATTATATATTTTCTTAGGGTCATCACTCCACTTCTCCATATTATTACATCCCCTTGGAAATGCTATATTCATGGGCTCCATCTTAATAAATTCATTACGGAAGTCCGATATATATTTCTGAGCTTCTTTTTCTGTGCCGGTAATGAGAACTTGGAATACCTCTTTAAACTTATCACGAACCACCATAGGAGTCGAAGATTTCACAGCATCCACTCCCATAATCTTAAGCTTAGGTATTTTTAATCTAACACCCTCATCATCCAATACATTTAATATATATCTTTTCTTAGCCATCCAAATACCACGATCAGCAATTACTTCTCGAGCCATAACCAATCTCAATTCATATCCATTCATATCATTAAACATATCTCTATGTGCACTTTCTAGTACTGGAACGAAATGGTTTTCACACGCCTGGTCAAGGAATTCAATTGTATTTACCGGATTAAACTTATTAACAAACTCAGTCATAGAAACATATAAAGAGTCAGTATCAATTGCTACAACGTAGTCCCCTCCTTCTTTTCCCAGAGCCTTATTCATTGCCTCATTTATTGCCTTCTCTCCCCATTTAATAGCTAGCTGGCCAGACAGAGTAATACTCTCGGCAATTCTAACATCAAAATATCTAAAGTACTTATTGGCCATTGCTCCATACAATGCATTCAATAGATTTTTAAGTGACATCTGTTTATTCTTTAGAACATCAATTTTCTTTTCGATAAAGTATCTATCACCCTCTTCGGTATCCTGAAGTATCTTTTGTTGTTCTAGCATTTCCAGTTTAACAGCTCGCCTCTCATCATAATAACTACGAATGATTTCTGGAATAAGACCTAGCTCATCTTTTTTAAAGTATGTTCCATTAGCTGTTACAGCATATTCGGTATGACTAGGCTTAACAGATCTTGCCAATAGATTCTCGACATTGAAGTGAGGCTCTGATTTATCATTAACGATTGTCTCCGGACTCATATTGTATTGAACAATAAGATTTGGATAGAGTGAGTTAACATCGAAAGAACATACCCAATCATGCATTCCAACTTGTGGATCTTTAACATAGCCCCCCGGATAATCCAGCTTTGGAACATCTGGTCTAATAGGTGGGACTTCGTTCCTAGGTAATAGTCTACGATAGATGATCGAATCCCATACACCTACTGTACCGAATGTCTCAGAATAATTGATGCCAGCTTTATATGCGGTTAACATAGCCAGTGATATTAGTCCTAGCTTATCTTCCAGTCGTGCAATCAATTCGGTATCTTTGATATTATATTCAATGAATAACTGATGATTATCCCTTGCAAGATTTACTAGATTACCGTATTCCTCATAGGATATTTTCCTATCACCAAGGACAATGAATGCGATATGATCTAACTTATATGATTCCTGATTTCCATATGCCCTAGCAAACTTTTTAAATAAGTCCATGTAGTCTAGGGTTTGTATGCCTAGTAATTCATATGATGTCTTATCCCGACCCATAACATTAATGGTCTTTTCCCTAATCGATTTCCAAGGGGATAACTTCTTGGCATATTTTTCACCCATAACTTTTGTTATACGATTAACAAGATATGGTATATCAAAGAACTTAACATTCCAGCCAGTAACAACATCCGGAGAATGTTCTGGAGAATCCCAGTGTCTTAGAAATTTAGTTATTAGATCTCGCTCATCACTGCATTCGAAATAATGAACATCTAACTTTGATTTCATCGGATCATATTTATCCAGCCCCCATGTATAATATGATGGATCCTTTGAATTTTTAATTGTGATTGCATTGATAATGGCATAGCATCTTTCTGGATATGGAAACCCATCATATGCATCAACCTCAATATCAATCGACGTGACATTAACTGCATCGCGATCGTATTCTAATTCACCGGGATATTCTTCCCCGATAAACTGAGAAACGTAGTTTGTCATACCATATACATTAAACCCTTTGGCATTCTGATATTGATCAATAAACATTCTGGCTTCTTTCATATTGCCAGGTTTTATTGGGCTCAATTTAATAGGATTATCCGGTGAGAATAATGTATGCGATCCATTTTTATCTGGTACGAAAAGAGTTGGGCGGAAAGGTACCTTCACAGCTACCCTCTTTCCATTATCATACCCCCTGTAGGCTATGTAGTTGCCTAATCTGTTTACACTTGTATAGAATTTCATATGTCTATTATATCATAATATGGGACAAATGTAAAGGGTTTTTATATAATAATTTTCTGTTTAGGTACCTCAATACTCCTATTACCTACCATACCATTATACTTTTCAATTAACCCAGGTTCAGGCTGTACAATAAACATAATGTGTTCTACCTTGATCGGCAGTTTTTTAATATCACAGTAACTCATATATGGCATGAATCCAATCTTGCCGTCGCCATTCGGAATTAATTGTACAGGATCTGTAACAGTAATTTGTGTTGGGGTATCTTCTTTAATTTTGCAAAGGATTTCTTCGCCGGTTGTTAATCTAACTAATTTAATAATCATAGTTTCTCCATAGTCTAATCGGGGCCGAAGCCCCTGTTGTTATTCAGTCAATAATTGTTTTTGTTCCTCTCGAACTATTCTAATCTGACGCGGCTTATCTTCCTCAGGTATAATATTCGTCAATCCAATTTGTAATACACCTTTGTTAATTTCAGCATCTTCAACTTCAATCGTATCAGCTAAAGTAAAAGTTCTAGTAAAGTTTCTACCAGAAATACCTTTATGTAAGTAATTGACATCAGCTGCGTCAACTTCCGATGTTCCGGATACAGTCAATTGTCCTTTAAGTAGTTCGATAGATATATCAGTATCTCTGAATCCAGCCACTGCAATTTCAATCAAGTAATGATCGTCATCGAGTTTTACCACATTATATGGTGGGTACGATTGGGTGTTGTTAGGTTGTTGAATCGCATCGAATAATGCGTCGAATCCAAAGAATAGGTCCCTTGGAATACCATTTGTGTTATATGTCATAACATCCTCCTATTAAGCAAGGTTTAAATTATAGTGCAACTCTTGTTACACTTCTCGTTGTAAGACCCGAAGCATCTTACGTTTTATTTATACAATTCCAAAGTCATAGGTACCAAAAGCCCAATGTTTTTCTTTACACCACCAGCATTTTTTGCATGGTAGGTTAGAGCCATCAGCTAATGATGGATCGGCGCACGATTCAGTTAATAAGTACATATCCATAGTATTAGATTTATAATACATCTCGGCTAACACCGACTTATCAATCAACCTAAATGGTTGAATAGGCATTATTGCACTTGCTGTATCCCTTGACAATTCCTTAATATCAATTGAGTCTCGATCTACCATTCTAGAATCCATCATGTCTAACTCAGCCATAGTATCAATTGGCGGGTTAGCGGTTTTACCATTATAAACAGTATAAGCCTTATATTTCTTTACAAACTGGGCAATAGCATATCTAACTAATACTAGTTTATAGTCTAGCACTATTTTGCCCGGACACACATTGTACTGTAATACCCCTTTTGATTTAAAATATTCTATTGAATATTCTATAGAATTTGTTTTAAGTAAATTTAAGCATTCTTGAGAGGAATAAGTAAAGGTGTCATGAGTTATATTAACCTCAGGGAACTTCTTTCTGATATACGTTATTATCTTTTTTGCCGCTATATTGTTTTTCT